GGCTTCCCATTGAGACGCGCTGCTAAAGTCGATGCGAATCATCAAGAGATCGTTACAGAGTTCAAAATGCGCGGCTGTGCGGTCTTATCCCTCGCCCCGATGGGTAGAGGCATTCCCGATCTGTTGGTGGCTTTTGGGGGCGTTACATGGCTCGTTGAAGTCAAAGGGCCAAAGGGTAAAGAGACCGAGGATCAACAAAAGTTTGCGTTGCAGTGGACAGGGTGCAGAGCAATCGTCCGAGACAAGCAAGGAGTCAAAGACACGGTCGAAATCATGATTGCTCAGATGGTCAAATTACGCGCTTGACTGCCTGATAAATTCAGAATATCATTGTGAAATTGCTGAAAAAGGGTGAAAAATGTCGAAATACAACGAATCGGCGGCGGCTTTTGTTAGTGTTCTTTTTCACTCAGCAACCGTCACGCACTTCATGCACCTACAAACCAAGTCATTCGCACAGCACATGGCGCTCGGTGAGTATTACGACGCTATCGTCGAACTCGCAGACAAGTGGGCAGAGGCGTATCAGGGGTGCTATGACATCATCACGAATTACCCCAAGGACTTCCACCTGGCCACTGATCCGGTGAAGTACCTAACGCAGATCAAAGACTTCGTGGACGATATCCGCAAAGACCTGCCAAGCGAGAGCCAGCTTCAGAACATCGTGGACGAGATTGCGGATCAGATCGACTCGACCCTCTACAAACTCCGGTTCTTGAAATAATGCCTAGCCACTCTCCCGCCCAAGCCCGCATGATGGCCGCTGCTGCCCATGACCCCAAGTTCGCCAAGAAAGTCGGCGTACCGGTCAAAGTAGCCAAGGAATTCAATCAGGCCGACAAAGGCAAAAAACTGGCTGAAGCCATGAAGCGAATGGATAGTAAAGATTAACTAAGTATGCTAACAATATCTGTTACAAATCAATCACATGGCTGCTAGAAAACGGAAAGTTGTGTTGTCTGATGCTTGGAGAGAGAAAATCCAAGCCGGTCAGATTATGAGTCGCCTTTTACGGCACGTTGAGGGCGAGATTGAGCTATCCAGCACGCAAGTTAAAGCAGCCGATATCCTGCTGAAGAAGGTTGTTCCTGACCTGGCTAGGACTGAGAACGTAGGTAATGAGGGCGGGCCGCAGGAAATGGTGATCCGATGGGCCGATCCGAAATAATCCTTCCTTATGCGCCGAGACCGGCATTCCTACCGTTCCATGCAAGATCGCAGCGGTGGGGCTGTCTCGTAGCGCATAGGCGTGCAGGCAAGACCGTAGCGGCTATCAACGACGTTATCAGGGCAGCGGCTACCTGTAAGAGCGCTTTCCCTCTGTTTGGCTATGTCGCACCGTACCGTAGCCAGGCTAAGTCAGTCGTTTGGGACTATCTGAAGAACTTTGCTCAACCGATCATCTTGGACAGCAACGAGGCCGAACTGACAGTTACCCTGATGAACGGGGCGAAGATCAGGCTGTTTGGTGCTGACAACGCCGACGCGATGCGGGGACTAGGCTTTGATGGGATATACCTGGACGAGTATGGGGATTTTCGCGCAAGCGTATGGGGAAACGTCATAAGACCCGCCCTCGCTGACAAACAGGGTTGGTGCGTATTCGGGGGCACGCCGAAAGGAAAGAATCAGTTTTGGAACATCTACGAGACAGCTAGGCAAAACCCTGCTGAATGGTTCTTGCTGCGCCTGCCCGCCTCTTCGTCGGGGCTGCTACCTCCCTCTGAACTCAAAGCAGCTAGGGCGCAATTAACCGAGGATCAGTATCTGCAAGAGATGGAGACTTCGTTTGAAGCCTCAATTCTCGGTTCTTTTTATGGCACAGAACTCAGGGAAGCCGAAGAACAAGGGCGCATTACAAATGTTGCTGTCGATCCGAACGTGCCGGTACATAGTGCCTGGGATCTTGGTTACCGCGATGACACCGCGATTTGGTGGTATCAGGTCGTTCGGGGAGAAATCCATGTTATCGACTTCTACTCGGTATCGGGCGCGAACATCGAGGAACTTGCACAAGTCATTACAGACCGCGGCTACCGCTACGGCAAGCACTACCTACCGCACGACGCAAAGGCTAAGACCCTTGCAAGCGGTGGAAAGAGCATTATCGAACAGCTTGCACAGCACTTGGGGCTTGGGACACTTAGCATCGTTCCTGATCTCTCGGTACAGGACGGCATCCAAGCGGTGAGGAAGATGATCCCCACGACTTGGTTCGACAACAAGTGTTACGAGGGCATCGAGGCGTTGAAGCAATACCAACGTGAGTATGACGAGGACAAGAAGGCTTTCAGGCAGACTCCAAGGCACGATTGGACTAGCCACCCTGCCGACGCATTTCGTATGATGGCGATTAGCTGGAAGAATGAACCGGTATTCAGAGCGCCGGATAGAGAGAAGCCTCTGATGGTAGGCCCGACGAACACGGTTACCCTGAACGACATGTGGGCAACTACTAAAACTAAAGGAGCACGAATATGAGTGGCGTAAACAATCCGTATCGCTATCAATATAAGCACATTGCAGCGAGCAGCAGCGCACAAGTATTGGGTACTACGGGCGCTAAAGGCGACTATTTGCACAGGCTAATCTGTACCGTCTCAACCGCAGCAACGGGCAACGTCGTTATCGTTGACGGTTCGGGAACGGGCATCTTGACGCACACCGTACTGCCCGCGCTTGCAGGTACAGGCATCAACGTCTACAACATCGAGGTCAATGCTGTGAGCGCAGACGGTGCGTGGAAAGTAACCACCGGCGCAGGCGTTGAAGTGATGGCTGTTGGGATATTTAGCTGATGAACAAGCCCGGTTTGTACGCCAATATCCTAGCCAAGCAGGAACGGATCAAAGCCGGTTCGGGCGAGAAGATGCGTAAGCCCGGCGACCCCGGTGCTCCTACTGCTAAAGACTTCCGCGAATCAGCGAAGACTGCAAAGCCGGAGAAAAAATGAGCGCAGCATGGACGCGTAGCGAAGGTAAGAACCCCGAGGGCGGTTTGAACGCCAAGGGACGAGCCTCTTACAAAGCTGAGACTGGAGGCACGCTGAAACCTCCCGTTAAGGCAGGCGATAACCCGCGCAGAGCTTCATTCCTTGCTCGCATGGGCAATATGCCTGGCCCGATGGAAAAGAATGGTAGTCCTACTCGATTGGCATTGGCTTTGAAGGCGTGGGGCGCATCAAGTAAAGAAGATGCCCGCGCCAAGGCTCATGCAATCTCGGAGCGAAACAAATGAGCGAAGAACAAAGCACAGGCTTGCAAAAGCTGCTGCATAACGTCGCAGCGTATGACGGTGACTTTAAGAAGTGGGAAGCCCGCGCTCAGAAGATCATCAAGCGTTACCGGGACGACAACCGCAGTCAAAACACGAACGAGACTGCCAAGTTTAACATCTTGTGGTCAAACGTTCAGACGCTCATCCCTGCGGTCTATGCTCGCCTGCCCAAAGCTGATGTGTCGCGGCGTTTCGGTGATAACGACCAAGTGGGACGGGTTGCTTCCTTGCTGATAGAGCGTGCGCTAGATTTCGAGATTGAGCATTACCCCGATTTTCGCAGCACGATGAAGCATTGCGTCGAGGATCGCTTTCTCGGCGGGCGTGGCACGTCTTGGGTGCGCTATGAACCGCACGTTCACGCTGTTGATATGCCCGAAGATGGCCTGGAAGTGACTGAGGACATAGACGAACCTGAACCCGGTGCACACGATGACGCTCTTGCAGGTGAAGAGCCAATGGAGGAGATTGAGTACGAATGCGCTCCCATTGACTATGTGCATTGGAAAGACTTTGGCCACTCAGTAGCCAGGACTTGGGAAGAAGTAACGGCTGTTTGGCGGTGGGTTTATATGACCCGCGAGGCGTTGGTAGAACGTTTCGGCGAGGAAGTGGGCGAAAAGATACCTTTCGATGCAGGCCCGGATACCCTCAAGCAGTACGGTCAAAGCACAAAAGAACATACTCGCGCAAAGATTTGTGAGTATTGGGACAAGGAAACGGGCAAGGTTTATTGGTTTAGCAAGTCGATGCCAAACATCATTGACGAGCGCGACGATCCCCTTGAGCTAGAGGGATTCTTTCCTTGCCCGCAGCCGTTGTATGCCACGATGACGAGCGACACCCTTGTGCCGGTGGCCGACTTTGTGCTGTACCAGGATCAGGCTAACGAGCTTGATATTCTTTCCGATAGGATAGATGGCTTGGTCAAGGCTTTGCGCGTCAGGGGCGTTTATGACGCTTCTCAGCCCGCTTTGCAGCGACTTATGACTGAGGGCGAGAACAATGCTTTGCTGCCCGTTAACACGTGGATGGCGTTTGGTGAGAAGGGCGGTCTGAAAGGCGCGATTGACTTTTTGCCAATCGACATGATCGCTCAGACGTTGATCCAATGCTACCAAGCCCGAACTGAAATCAAGAATCAGATATACGAAATCACGGGTTTGTCGGACATTATTCGAGGATCGTCGTTTGCGTCTGAGACAGCGACCGCGCAGCAGATCAAGGGGCAATATGCCTCGATCCGTCTGCGCTCGATGCAAGAAGATGTGGCGCTGTTTGCTACGGAGCTTCTACGGCTAAAGGCGCAGGTTATCTGCACCAAGTTTCAACCGCAAACCATTCTCATGTTTGCAGCGGCAGATCAGATGCAGCCCGAAGATCAGCAGTTGATTCCCCAGGCTCTCGCGTTGCTGAAAGACAAGCCGTTGCGTAACTTCCGAGTTGAAGTAGCTGCTGACTCCCTCGTTCAGCTTGACGAGCAACAAATGAAATCTGAACGCAACGAATTTATCGGTGCTTTGGGTAATTTCTTGAAACAAGCGTTACCGCTAGGTCAAGCCGCCCCGGAGATGATCCCGATGATTGGCGAGGTAATGAAGTTTGGCGTTTCAGCCTTTAAGGGTGCAAGGCAGATTGAGGGCGCTATTGACCAGTCGATCAATAAGCTGGTTAACAAGCCTGCAACGCAACCGCAACCCGACCCCGAAATGCTGAAAATGCAAGCGGACAGCCAGCTTGAACAGGCCAAGATGCAAGCTCAAATGCAGATTGAGCAAGCAAAGTTGCAAGCGCAGATGCAAATGGATCAAGCAAAGTTGCAGATTGAGCAGGCTAAGACGCAACGCGAGGTCGAGGTCGAGCAGATGCGTGCTCAGATGGACGCTCAGAAAATGGAGTTTGACCGTCAGAAAGCTGCGATGGAAGAGCAATACAACCGGTGGAAAACTGAGCTTGATGCAGCAACAAAAGTTACCGTG